TAAATTAGATATGTCTAAACCAACGGATCCAAACACGACAAACTACATAGAAGATCCAAATGCAAAACCAATGTCATTAATTACAAAACCAGGATCTGCTGCAGCATACGAAGGCTGTGCATACTCTCATTGGAGAGAACCTTATTCTGGAGAAAAATGTATGCAAGTATTTTTACATTACGTAAGAGCCAAAGGGAGATATACATCTTTTGCTATGGACGGAAGAAAATATTTTGGTCAACATAAGCAACAAGCTATTAAGAATGTGTGGGCACAATGATATTATTAGAACCTAGATGGAAATCATATATTGTTGCTACTAACGAAGCTATCTTTACACCAGAACAGTGTGATCATATTATTAGAATAGGACAGAGTATGCCTTCACAAGATGCAAAAGTTGGAACATCAACTAAAAAGAAAGAAACAGAAAGTCCAGACGTTGACAGCACCGGTGTTAATGATAGTAAAAAAAGAATTACAACTATTTCATGGTTACCTTTTAATAATCCAGAAACAGCACCTATGTATCAAAAGATTGAACAATGGGTTAAAAATATCAATATAAATCATTTTGGATTTGATGGTATTCAACTTACAGAAAACGCACAATACACAGAATATCCTGAAGGTGCATTTTATGAGTGGCATACTGATAATGACACTGATATGCGAGCACAACCTCCAGTAAGAAAAATATCTATGACTTGTTTGTTATCTGATGAAAACGATTTTGAAGGTGGCGATTTAGAAATGATAGATGATGCTGCAAGACCAAGAATGAAAAGAGGTCATGCTATATTTTTTGCAAGTTTTATAAGACACAGAGTTACCCCAGTCACTAAAGGCAATAGAAAATCACTAGTAATGTGGTTTGGTGGACCTCCTTTTAAATAAAATTAACTATTCTATCTTTATAAAAAATGGTATAAATCCCTATGAGTTTAGGATTTGACGCAATATCAGCATTACCTTTTGCTACATCAGGACCGGATAACGACGTTACGGTAAGTCTATCAGCCAATCAATTAACAGTTACGATTGGTAGTGTAGGTATTATAGCGGACGCTGTTACCCAAGATGCAGATCCAAACAGATTAACATTAGGCCTTGGTACTTTAAGTATTACAGGTGAGGCTAATTTTAGTGTTACAGCTAACCCATTAACATTAGGTATTGGTACAATCACAGTTACTGCTGATGCTAATGCCCCTGTCTCAGGAAACGCATTGACGTTAGCGACTGGAAATGTTACAGTAACGGGAGAAGCACTTGTAAGCCCTAATGGTTCACCATTAACTGTGGCTACAAATGACGTAGGTATAATAACATGGAACGAAATAGTTCCAGGAGCAAATATGGTTTGGACACCAATAGATCCAAGTTAAAATTATGGCATCAACATTTTCATCAGATTTAAAATTAGAGATAGTAGCAACAGGAGAAAAAGCTGGTCTTTGGGGTACTATCACAAATACTAACTTACAAATTTTAGAACAAAGCGCTAGTGGATATCAAAACATTGATATGGCTGGTGCAAGTGTAACTTTACTTTTATCAGATGGTGCAACATCAAATGGTAAAAACTTTTATTTAAAACTATCTGGAACTTTAGGTGGAGATAGAACTTTAACAATGCCATCAGGATCTGAAAGAGTTTGGATCATAAGTGATGAAACAGTTAGAGGGACATCTAATAGAACATTAAGTGTATTAACAGCTAGTGGTACATCTCAACCTGTTCCCCCAGGAGCAACTTTACTTTGTGTTTCTGATGGTACAAACACAACAACAAGAATTATAGAAAAAGGTTATGCAACTATAACTGACTCTAACTCACCATATGCAGCTGTAGCTGGTGCACAAATTTTTGCTAACACGACAGCCAACCCAATAGAAATTGATCTACCTTCATCTCCAGCAGTAGGTGATGAAATTACTATTATTGATACTAGAGGTACATTTCAATCTAATAACTTAACCATTGATAGAAATGGTCAACCAATTAACTCAGGAACGTCCAACTTAGTTTTAAGCACAAATGGCCAAGCTATCACTTTAGTTTATGTTGATTCTACTAGAGGTTGGGCTTATAAAACAAACACAGCATAGGAGCTAACACATGGCTCTTCAACAAATTAAATTTGCGCCAGGTATAGATAGACAGGATACTTCTGTCGGTGCTGTTGGACGTTGGACAGATTCAGACTTAACTAGATTTAGATATGGACTACCAGAAAAAATTGGTGGCTGGCAATCTTTATTAACAGATACAATAGTTGGTGTAGTAAGAAAAGAGTTTGCGTTTGTAGATCTAGATGGAAATAGATATGTAGCTTTAGGCACAGATAAATTTTTACTTGTATATTTTGAAGGACAATTATTTGACATCACACCCCTAAAAGCTGACATTACTGGTGCAACACTTTCAACAAACTCTACAACAACAGTTACAATAACAACTTCAGCTGCACATAATCTAAATGAAGGTGATATCGTTTTATTTGATAATGTAACATTACCTGGCGGTACAGGTTATACAGCAGCAGACTTTGAAGATAAAAAATTTCAAGTTATAACAGTTCCTACTCCAACAACTTTTACAATTACAATGGGATCGGCTGCAAGTGGTACAGTAGCTACAGGCGGTAGCATTACTTTAAAACCTTACGAACCTGTTGGTCCAGCCGCACAAAACTATGGTTATGGTTTTGGTATCGGTAACTATGGTGGTACGATTACAGGTGTTGGAACAACGACAGTTAACAACAGTGGTGTAATCGCTGCAGGTGCAACATCTTTTGTTGTAACTGATTCATCTGTATTACCATCAACAGGAACTTTATTAATTAACAGTGAGTTAATGACTTACTCTGGTAACAACACAAGTACAAATACAATATCTGGTGTAACAAGAGCACAAGGCGGAACAGCAGACGTAGAGCATGCAAACGGTTCTACAGTAACTAATGCCACAGACTTTACAGGTTTTGGAGAAGCGGTGACCGCATCAGCTGTTACACTTGAACCTGGTCTTTGGTCTTTAAATTCTTTTGGTGAAGTTTTAGTAGCTACAATATTAAATGGTAAAACATTTACATGGAACGCCGGTGTTGCTAGTCCAACAAGCAACAGAGCGTCTACAACTACATCTGGATTTGCTACATCTAATAATCCAACGGCAACTAGAACAACTTTAATATCACCAACAACAAGACACTTAATTCACTTTGGAACAGAAGTAACAATCGGCACACCGGCAACACAAGACGATATGTTTATTAGATTCTCTGCCGATGAAAGTATTAACGAGTATACTATTGAAGCAACTAATACAGCTGGTTCACAAAGACTTCAAGACGGAACGCGGATCGTTGGAGCGTTGGTTGCAAAAGAAAATATTCTTGTTTGGACAGACAATGCACTTTACACAATGAAGTTTGTAGGTGCACCTTTTACATTTGGTTTTGAACAAGTAGGTACAAACTGTGGATTAATAGGACAGAATGCAGCTGTAGAGATAGATGGTGTAGCATACTGGATGTCTAACAATGGTTTCTTTTCTTTTGATGGTACCGTTAACTCACTACCTTGTTCAGTAGAAGATTTTGTTTATGACAATATTGATACAACAAAAGGCCAACAAATATGTGCAGGTATAAACAATTTGTTTACAGAAGTTCTATGGTGGTACCCATCATCAGGAGCTACGTTTAATGATAGATCTGTAATTTATAATTATGGTGCAAAAGCACCGCCAGGTGAAATGGGTAACTGGTATAATAATACAAACGCTAACTTTAACAGAACAACTTGGATTGACTCTCTTGTTTATCCTAAACCTTACGCAACAGCTTATAATAGTTCAGCTACAGGAACTTTTCCTGTAATCGTAGGTGAAACAGGACTAGGTCAAAGTGTATTTTTTGAACACGAGATAGGAACAGATCAAGTTAATCCTGATGGTAGCACAACAGCTTTACTATCTTTTATACAATCATACAATTTTGCTTTACAAACAGATCAAGGTATTGGAGAATACTTTTTGGCTATGCGTAGATTTTTACCAAACTTCAAAGTATTGACCGGTAATAATCAAGTAACTATATCTGTTTCTGACTATCCATCAGAAGATGTAACAGCTACAACATTAAGTCCTTTTACAATTACATCTGCAACTACAAAAGTAGATACAAGAGCTAGAGGACGATATGCAAATTTAAAAATAGAAAACACAGGAGCAGGTGAGTCTTGGAGATTTGGTACATTCCAAGCTGATCTACAACCAGACGGAAGAAGATAATGGCAAAGATAGTAGTAAGATTACCAGAACCAAAAAAAGAATACACAGAAGATAACCAAAGACAAATTAACAGAGCTTTGGCTTCTGTAGTAGAACAATTAAACTCTACATTTTTAAGACAACAAAAAGAAGACCAAGAACGATTTACTTGGTTAGGATTAGGTTAATGGCAAATATATATTTAAATAAAAAAGCAAGTTTAACAAACACAGATCTAACTACACTTTACACAGTACCATCTAATGCAAGAGCTATTGTTAAATCTATAAATGCAGCAGAAGATGCTGCAGGTTCAGCAGTTGTAAAAGTAACTTTAACTAATGCATCAGGCACAGCTTTTGTAATAGATAACGATGTTAGTTTAACCTCTGGTCAAAAAGAACAAGTGTTAACAGAACCTTTGATCATGGAGGAAAGTGAAATACTAAAGGTACAAGCAACCAGTGGTGCAGTCGATGTTGTTGCATCAGTATTAGAAATCAACAGGGAGGACAGATAATGCCGTTTGTAGAAACAGAAGCTTCTGTAAGGTATGAAATAATAGATGGTAAAAGAGTGCCTGTTATTACACCTAAATCAGAAGTTACATTAACAAACACTGTAACAGGAAAAGAGTACATGTCTGATGCAGAAGCTATGCAGGATGTACAAAATCCTAATAGTTCTACGCAATCTGAGCACATCAGAAGAGATGTAAAAGTAACTGTAGAGTCATTACCTATAGGTACAGCTTCAAATATCAGTGATTGACGAGGACTAAAAAAACAAGTAAAATGTAAGATACTGCATATATCAAGCGTTGCAGCCTTGCATTTCACTACATTAATTAGAGACATATTATGGGATTAATAAAAAAAATATTCAGACCAGTTCGTAAAATAGCAAAGAAAATAATACCTAAAGAAATTAAGCCAGCGTTGCCTTTTTTAGCGGCTTATTTTGGTCCAGCTACTCTTGCTAAAGAAGGTATATTTAGTAACAAAATTCTTACAGATGCTTTACTTGCAGCCGGAACAGCAGCAGCAACAGACGAAGATGCAGATTTATTAAGAACAGCAGCTTTAGCTGCAGCTCCAGAAGCTTTATCACAAGGACTAGGAGCAGTAAGTCAAAAATTTGGTCCAACTCAAGCTGTTGATTTTGCAGACGAATTAACTTTTGCTCAAAAAATAGGTGCAGGCGCACAAAAAGGACAAGCAGCAATTGAAGGAGCAGGTTTATTAAAAACAGTTGGTGCACAAACAGCATTAGATCAATCTGCGAGATTTGCAGAAATTAGACAAAAAGAATTAGATGAGTACAATAGAAATTTAAGAGAACAAGGTGTACTAGATAA